CTGTTGTAACCCTTCTCACAGACCCCACGGCCCCAGAACCTTGAGGGTACAACGTCCCAAGGAAAAGCAACCACAGGACGATCCTGCATCATGTATGGGTTCTTCTCAGCCTTGAGTAGAATACCACCGTTAGCAATAACAACCATTGCCTCAACGTAGTAGGTTTCTTCTTCTTCGCTGTCAAACTCTACTACCTCTTCCTCTGCATCGTCATCTGCCATAGCTTCTTTGAGCAAGTGCGTAGGAACAAGGCCGTAGTATTTAGTCAGTCTAATCTTGTCTTCTGAAAAGCTAGTAAGGTCTTGGTCAGGCTCTAGGTTAAAATCGCTAGTGGCTTCTGTAAGCTGTACGTCACGATACACACCCTTCTCTTGTAGCTGCTCAACCAAGTGACTAGACACATACTCGTCTACAGCACAGCCCAGTGCAGAGTCAATGTCTGTTGCTACTGGGTCAATCAGGAAGTTCTGTGGCATGACAGGACGCAGCTTAACACAAGTGCGATCCTTGATAGTAACACCTACTGCTTGTAGCTCACCGCCCATAACAGGCTGTGTAGCAGGAGCCATTTCTTTTTCTTCTTCTATAACAACTTCTGCAATACCTGTACCAAACACTGCTGCGTTAATTAGACACTCAGCTACGTTCTTACGGACTCTGTTCTTTGCAAAGTCTTCTTCCAAGTAACCACGCAAGGCTGCAATGTCGGCAGGGTTCTGATCTCTGACATCATCTTTAATGTCAAACCACTTACCACGACCAAAGGTAGCTTCCTCTAGTTCTGCAACTGAGGACTCCACAGCCTGCTGTAGCGCAGGAGATATAATCTTAGATCGCTCTGACTGACGAGTCTGATCTTGTGCTGACCAGTGACCACGCCACAGGCGGTAGTATTCTTCAAATTTGTCGGAGTAGTTGGCTTCGTAATGATCTCGCCAGTTGTCACACTTGTCCATTACCCAGCCTTCAATGTCCTGCTCCAGGGTAAAGTTGTCTGCGCCTTCTAGTTCCATAGTTAGTAACCTGCGTATTTATCTAAGAATTCGTAGTCCTCATCTTCATAGTCATAAGCATACGAGACTTTGGCTAACTGGTCTATGTACGCTAAGGAGTCTATCAAGTCATCATGGACTAATGGATTAGGGAACTGAAACAACTCGTCTAGGAACTGAGTATTCCACTTACCCTTGTTTAATGTAATGTTGCCGTGTTCAAAGCGTCCTTGCAACGCCCACACGATTCTGTCTGTCTTCTTCTTGTTACCGTGGGTTAGTTCTTCTATGCGGAAGAAACGCTGGTTGCTTTTCATCTGGTCGTTCAAGTAAGGGGCAACAGCGTTCTTTAACGCTCCCTTTTCAATTCCAACCGCAACTGGTTGATAGTCTCGTACCGCTTGGAAGATACGTCTGGCGGTCTCTTCAACGCCCCAGCGCCCATGTATGATATTACTAACCCACCAACCAGAAGGCCCAGCCTTAACCACAGCAATGCTTGTCTGATCAAGTCTTTTAGTTTTGGTAGTGACTTTTTGAACGTCTGCAAATCCAGCCAAATCCACGGCAATATAATACTCACCGTCAGAAGGCTCTTCCTCGCTAAACTTAACATCATCTTCTTTAAAGAGTTCACTACCGTGGGCCTCAAAGCTTGCCATAAACTCCTGTCGGAAAGAGAAGGCTGACATACTCTTCTCAGCAGCTTCAATCTCTTTAGGGTCTAGCAACGGGTTGTCAAAGCTAGTGTAGTGATAACCTTTAAACGAGTCATCTTCAGATACACTAGCGTATTGGTATAAGTCATAGAAGTGGTTGCGTCCCATTGGCGTACCAATGAACATCGCAGAACCCTTCTGATCCGCAAGAGCAGGGCGTAGGATTTGCTCCCACACCTCTGGCTTCATGTCAGCGTATTCGTCCATAACCAAGAACTTCAAGCTAACACCACGCATAGTCTCAGGTCTATCAGCACCCTTCAGCGTCAGCAACGCACCGTTGATAAACTTAATCTGTAGGTTGTTGACATGGCTTGACGCTATAACACTATGGCCTAGCTCCAGCAACATCTGCCACATAATGTCCCTAGCCTGTCCCTGTGTAGGGGCAACGTAGAACACCTGACCTTTCGTGGCTGACAAGCAGTTGAGTATTAGCGACCACGCAGCTAACCTACTCTTACCTGTACGTCTACCTGCCGCTATCACTTTAAAGCGTGTAGGGTCGTTGTAGACCTCTTGCTGCCACGGTAACAGCTCAACCTTTAAATCAGTCAATGGTTACTTCCGCTTCAGTCTTGATAACAACCCTAGCACCACAGGACAACACAGGCTTGTCGTTGCCACCGTAGATAACTGTGCTAGGCCCGTGTATCTGTACTGAGTGACCATAAGTATTCTTCTTACCTTCTTTAACAGTCAACACAGGCTCGTTAGCATTGTTCTTCTTGTTAGAGCGTATGATGTGCTGATTGACATGGATATACTTGATAGTCATCAGTACGTCCACATTACAGGAGATTCATTACCGTCAAGGTCGCGGATGTCAACATGCACAAAGCTACTAGCAACTCCAATTCCTGAAAAGCCCATCGAGATAGCCTCTTGAACAATCCTAAACCGTTGTACACCGCTGTTGACTTTGATATCTGCTGCAATACCTTGGGCATGAGTTCCTGCTTTCTCCTTTTTTGCTTCAATGGGGTGGTCTTCAGAACGATAACCACTCGTGATAACAAAGGGGAACCCACAACGTGCGCGTAACAAATCTAACTTCAGCAACAGCCTGTCACTAATCTCATTCTCGCCAGTGTACTGACAAGCGAACTCTTCCCTAGTAAAATAGTCTAAGTCTTCATTGATGTTATACATCTGTGTATTCCCCTTCTATGGGTTCTTCATTACCGCTTATGACGGTGGTCTCGCCACCAACACCAGTAATGGAGATGTTAATGGCACTCTTGCCGCCACTAGCCTTATCCTTTTCAAAATAACTGACAGGTAATAACCTATCCATACAAATCTTCCAAGCCGCTGCTTGATTCTTATGCTCATCGTCTAACGCAGCATTCATTATAGAATCTAACACCTTCTTACTCTTAGGCGATGCTAACATTCTTGCTTTATACTCGTTGATGATGGCTGCATCACCTTTAGGTCTACCAACGCCTCTGCGCTGTCCCTTGGTAACACTCTGCACCTTCGCCTTCTTAGGTCTTCCTATCTTCTTCTTCTCAGTCATAGAATTGCCTCTATAGAGATACTATGTAGACTGTATAGTCGCTAACGCTTTATTGCTTTAAAGCACTAGAGACTTTAAAGCTTTAAAGCATTAAAGACATTGTAAGGCTAAGAATAATAATTATTTGATCTTAAATTCCTCTTTAACGTCTCTAATGCTTTAAAGCTTTAACGCTCTGTTGCTTTAAAGCGTTAAAGCTATATAACATTAACAACTTAAACACTCTTTAATGAACTATATAGTTAGTATAGCATATTTTTGAACAGAAGTCAAGCATTATTTACTGTTATTGTTATAATAGTTACTAGGTTAACATACCACAGTTCCTTTATAGGCGGATTCTGGTTAATAACAGCGTCTCCGCAGTGGCTTTTTTATTCCTTTATTATCAACTACTTAGCCTATATAGCCTATAGCTATAAGCACCCTTGTTTTAATAGCCTATTTTACCTCTTTTTTGTATCTGGGCGGGTACAGTAACAATCCTGCCGCGCCAGCCCCCTCCCCCGTCCCTCTCCAGCACAGGCTACAGCAATTGTCAAGGCTAGAAAGTGACCAGCAGAGCCTGGATAGTCATCCACAGGTTATCCACAGGCTACAGAGTCATCCACAGGTTATCCACAGGCTGGGGCGTGACTGTATAGGCTGATCTGGTCACTGGAGTTTCTGGACAGTGAAGTGAGAGTGTGGTAGTGGGTACTGTATAGGTCTATGCAATCACCATGCCATAATGCTATAGCCTACACTGATAACCCCAGGTAAATACATCACTGGGAGTTATATAGCCATAGCAGCGCCTGTATTGCCGTCTAAGCTCATCACTGACTAGGCTATGCCATAGCATTGCTATAGGTGCTAAACGCTGGCATTTGCTACATCCCAGTAATGGCGCGGGTTACAGCCGTGTTCTATATACCTATATATAGTAGGCATAGCAGTATAAGTCTGGTGAATGCTTTGCTGTTTCATTATATAAAATAAATATGGCTCTAGCAGGAACCAATGGCGAGCCCTGCTGACTAAGTAATACAACAATGAAGCGCACAGCGCAGAGGACTACACCATGAAATACAAAGCAGGCGAAGTAACAATAAACGGCGTGACCAAATGGGCTGTGGTCGCTGGCAGCAAGAAATACTTTCCACATACACTGTCTGACTCTAAAGATGAGGCGCATCTATGGGCAATAAAAGAGTCTGCTATATGGCATGCCAAGCAGATAAATAAACTGGCTGAAGAATTCGGATTTGTAGAAGGGGCAAGTCTTAATGAATGGTGCAACCTCTAATGAACAGCGCAGCCATCAAACAACAACACACTACTACATAGGAATACAGACAATGGCTAAATTAACTTACTGGTGCGCTCCATGCCTTGATGGCTCAAGCGTGTATAACATACGCACCAAAACCAAAAAAGAAGCTCAGGCAATTATTGACAGCGGGGTATATGGGTCTAACTACGGTGCTATAGAGAAAGTAGAGGTACGCTATAATGATGCATTCGATTTGATGCATAGGGCAATGGGTGAGGGCTCAATATTGGAGCCTAGCTAGTTTATCAGGTAGCATCTGCAACGGTGCTATCGCATAAACTTACTACAACACACTACTAAATAGGAATATAGATTATGTATTTATCAAAAGAAAAATCAGAGCAGATAGCAGACGCATTTAGCGCTTTTGGGATGTGGAGTAATGAGCATGGCCTGCACCCAAAGAATAACGCCTACGCCATAAAGCGCCAAGCAGAAGCAGTATTAATATTGGTTGATTGCGGAATTCCACATCATTTGGAGGACTGGGCCAACGACGTATTAACCAATACCCGCTTTACCGACGCCACATACACTCACATATTGGACGCTGCCTAATGAATACCGCAGCCGTCAAACAACAAAAACGCGCAGCGCGGCTGGACTTTCTAGCCGCTGCTGTAGGCTGGTCTACCATAGCCGCCCTAAATTATTTGCTATTCTCTGGATTTTTCTGGATCATAGCTAACCCAATGTCAACGTGGAGTATTTAATATGTATTTTATTATGCAAGAAAATCAGATAGGACTGGCGCAAAAAACCAAGTCTCTCTCGGCATACACAAAGCGCAATTCGCTCAAAGAGGGCGACTTGGTGCGAGTGTACAAAAGCGAGAAAGCATGGCGAGATGGTTTCGATTTCACTTTGTATGACTTCATCAACGGCAAGCTGAAGAAATCTTCAGGTCAGCCAATCGCTAGTATAAATAGAATTTGGAGTATTTAAGATGAGCAATTACACAGTACAGTTAACAGGCGCAGCGCAGGTAGACTATATAGCGCAGAGATTAAGGCAAACTACAGCAGCACAGAGATTGAGAGCATTGAAGATCTGCGCGACCATACCAGCGTCATAGAATTTGACGGTGGAATAATTATCCAAGACTTTTAAGAGGGTTAGACAATGACTAACAGAGAAAAAATCGAAGGTTTATATCTAGATTGGTTTAATGACTTTTTGACTGTGGCGCGATTCGCAGAATATCACGGCATTACAGAATCTAAGGCGCTTAGAGTTATCAACACAGGCCGCGCATTGAATCACAGGCGACCAACATTATCAGACCATTGGGCGCGACTGCGTCGGGATTATCCAGCAATTGAGAGGGCTATGTAATGAGTTTACTAACACAAATTAAAGAAGTAGAGGCAGAATTTGCATTTTATGGTTTTATCTATCCACCACTAGAGCGCAAGCGTATCGCTAGTTTATTATTAAGAGGTTTTAGCATTGAGCAAATATACAATCTAGGCTGCGATTCGTATTGCGGATTATAATATTGAGAGGGCTAAACAATGATAACAGAGCCATATAAAACAGAGTGCGACAATTGCGGTCAATCAAAAAACGACGGGCTGTATTACTCAAGCATTAATTACATAGGCGACCATAAAATTTGTGATGGTTGTTTAAAACAGATTAAAAAAGACAATAGAGAGAGGGCTACACAATGATATTCCAAACCTATCACACTGGCGGCAATCATTGGTCGTGGCATTTACAGCTAGATGACGATAATTATGTGCTGGTAAATCCAGTTTATGAAGATGACCACAGCGAGCCAGATTGTAGCAATTTCCCGTCGGGAGAATTGAGCCAAGTTTGCATGTTTGGCATTTACAGCGACGCAACCGACGATCACGAAATAAAAGTTTGCACCATGGCCGATGGCCTAGAATGGGTCGGTACAAGATAATTCCCCTAGTAGTAGCAATCCCTTGCCCAGTGTAATAGCTGGGCTTTTTTTTTGCCTGTAATATGCTGAAAACAGCGAGCCAATATAAGCCTGTTTAAGCGTCTTTATTCCTACCTAGTACCCTAGCACCTATAAACCCACAAACGCCACCATACAAGCTTATATGCGCTTCTGTGGCTGTTGGCGGTGCTGGTGCTGGTTGTTTTACTGGTTAAACCTGTTTCCCGTAACAGAGAGACAACAGAGAGACAGCAAAGCCTAAAACGTGACCCAAATCCTGGTTCTGGTCACATTATAGCACTGGGGGAGTTGAACCATTGGGGAGAATGGTGTCAAATGCTGCGGAATTATTTAACCAATAGAGAGAGAACCATGAGAGTATTAAATTTATATGCAGGACTAGGCGGCAATCGTAAACTCTGGGAGGGCTGCGAGGTGGTGGCAGTAGAGAGCCATGAAAAAATTGCAGAGGTTTATCAGAGACTGCATCCAGAGGATGACGTTGTTGTTGGAGATGCCCACGAATATCTGAGGCAGAATTTTAGAGACTTTGATTTTATATGGTCTAGTCCACCATGCCCGACGCATTCGAGAATGGCAAAGGCTACACGCCATAAAAACCGCAATTACCCAGATATGGGGCTTTATCAAGAGATATTGTTTTTACAGCATTTCTATAAGGGTGATTGGGTGGTAGAAAACGTAAAACCATTCTATGACTTTTTAGTACCGCCAACGACTACAGTAGGTCGACATTGTTTTTGGTCTAATTACCAGTTTGAGGCTGAAGATGTCAAGAGGCCAGAGAATTTCATCAATTTAGCCAATTTAGCAGGTAAAAAAGCATTGATGGATTGGCTAGACATCCATTACGACGAGAATATCTACTACAAAGGCAATCACTGCCCTGCACAGATATTGCGTAACTGTGTGCATCCTAAACTGGGGCTTCAGATATTTAACCAGAGAGGTGACGCATGAGAGAGGGTTTAGATTTTACAGATATTGAGGACAACAGCGCCCGTACAGAGGCGCTGGCAGAGTTTGTTGACATTATCAAGTCAATGCCCTATCGTGCCAGTGCAAGGGTCGTAGAGGCCATAAAAGACAGAGTAATTATTAACCAATTAGAGAGAGGCTTTAACAATGATAATCACTAAAACTAGCCCTTTAACGGGCATGCTTAACACAATGGATATTGATGTAACGGAGTTACAAATAGCGCAATGGGAGAGAGGTATGCTAATTCAAGAGGCCATGCCATTGCTAACAAAAGATGAAAGAGAGTTTATTATGACAGGTTTCACCGCTGCTGATTGGGAGGCTATGCAATGATAATGCCATGTAGAGTAACAGATGTTTGGGATAAAGAATTCGACGGAACAGAGGATAAACTAGGCTATATTAGCGACTTTAACGCCTACCTGCTGAGTGAGGACTATGACGGACAAGCGCCTATAAAGACTATAGAGACTCCAGAGTCTCCTTGGATAGTGGCAGAGGCGCGAAAGAAGGCAGCAGAACAACAAAAGAGAGTTGAAGCAGCTTTAAAGCGCGATAGG